ATTAGGAACGTTGAATGACATTTCAACTTATTCATCAGACGCAGCTGGTATTGGTTTATGTATGTCAAACCAAAGAAGTAAAGAAAGTCGTATTACAACTTCAGGTGGTTTTGCGGGTGGATTATTAAAGTATCTTAAAATTGTTAATGAGTCGTTAAGATTCTTTAATCAACAAGGTAGAAGACCTGGTAGTGCGGCTATCTATATCGAACCTTGGCACAAAGATATTTTTGACTTATTAGATATCAAAAAGAACACAGGTAAAGATGAGTTAAGAGCGAGAGACTTGTTTACAGCGTTGTGGATTCCTGACAACTTTATGAAAGCGGTTAAGAATGGTTCTGATTGGTATTTGTTCTGTCCTAATGATATTAAGAAGGCAGGGTTGAAACCATTACAAGAGTCTTATGGTTCTGAGTATGAAGAAACCTATGAGAAAGCAGTTGAGTTAGGTCTTGGTAAAAAAGTCAAAGCTCAAGAAATTTGGAATAAGATTATTGAATCTCAAATTGAAACAGGTGTTCCATATCTTTGTTCTAAAGATAATGCTAACAAAAAAACTAACCATCAGAATATTGGTGTAATTAAACAATCAAATCTTTGTAACGAGATTTATCAATATACAGATGAGGACACTACAGCAATCTGTACTTTGTCATCTATGGTATTAAAAAACTTTGTTAAAGACGGGGAGTTTAATCACCAACTATTGTATGAAGAAACTCGTAAAGTTGTAAGAGCGTTAAACAAAGTTATTGATATTAACAACTACTCAACTGAAAAGGGTAAAATCGGAGGACTCGCTCAAAGGGCAATTGCAATTGGGACCCAAGGACTTGCGGATGTATTCTATTTGATGGATTACATCTTCACATCTGATGAGGCTCGTAAATTAAATAAAGAAATTTTTGAAACTATCTATTTTGCGGCAATCACTGAAAGTAATAGACTGTGTATTGACGGTGAATACAAACCATACTCACACTTTGAAGGTTCTCCTATGTCACAAGGTAATTTCCAATTTGATATGTGGGGATTAAAAGAAGATGAGTTATCAGGAAGATGGCCTTGGGGTATTTTGAAACAGAATGTTAGTAAATATGGTGTTTGTAACTCTTTATTCACGGCTCAAATGCCTGTGGCGTCTTCAGCAAAAATTACAGGTTCGTATGAAATGACTGAACCCGCTCATTCTGCAATCTTTAACCGACGTGTGGTTGGTGGTGAAATTATGATTGTCAACAAGTATTTAATTAACGATTTTGAAAAAATTGGAATTTGGTGCGAGGACCTAAAGAATGAAATTATTATGAATGAAGGTTCAGTCCAAGGAATTAACTTCTTAAATTATTTAGACACTGAAGATAAAAGATATAATTTTAAAGTTAAAAGAATTGAAAGATTGATTGAGAAGTACAAAACAATTTGGGAAATTTCTCAAAAGTCATTGATTGAAATGGCGGCAGACAGAGCACCATTCATTGACCAATCACAATCAATGAACATTTATATGGGTAACCCAACTTTGTCAAAAATTTCTTCTTCACATTTTTATGGATGGGAAAAAGGACTAAAGACACTTTGTTATTATGTTAGAACAAAGGCGATTTCAACAGGAGCCAAACACTTGGCAATTGACACTTCAAAAATCAATAAACCAAATCCAACACCTGAACCGCCGAAAGTAGATTATTCACATATGAATTTACCACCAAAACCAAAAGATAGTGAATTTGATTGTTTTGGATGTTCATCTTAAAAATCCGATGTGTTATCCCGAGCTAGGTCGGGATTTTTTTTTAAATATGATATTGATGTATTTATTATAGATGGATAATTTTTTACGAGAAGAAATAGATAAAATAAAAAAAATGATGATTTTAAAAGAATCATCTGATGAGAGTTTAAATCTTTTAAAAAAAACTTTAAATGTTTTATCTAAAAAAAATAAAGTATTGTTGTTAAGTTGTTCAAATAGGTACAATTGGGATAAAAACAATATTGATGTTCCTAAATCAAAAATTTTAGCCGAGTATTTGAAAGAAGAATTAGGTAATAAAGCAGTATTAATTGATGTCCCTGAATTGAAAATTTTTCCTTGTGAAGGTAATGTTTCTAGAAAAGATGGAAATAGTTGTGGTTTATTAAAAGCGTCACTTAAAGACAAAAAAAAGAACCCTTCAGGTAATCATAGATGTTGGGCGAGTATAAACAACAAGACGGATGAACTTTGGAAAATATCAAAAGAATTGTTTGAATCTGATGTGGTATTATTTTTTAGTTCAATCAGATGGGGACAGGCAAATATGTATTATCAAAATTTAATTGAAAGACTGACATGGATAGAAAATATAAACCATTCTTTAGATGAAAAAAATTTAGTAGAAAATATTGAAAGTGGGTTCATATGTGTTGGACAAAATTGGGGAGGAGAAGACGTTGTAGACATTCAAAAAGAAGTACATAAATTCTATGGGTTCAAAATAAATAATAATCTTTATTGGAATTGGCAGTATACCCAAGATAAAAATGATGAAACTTTAAAATCGTATAAAAAAAGTTATAAAACATTTATCAAAGATTTTAATTTGTATGATAAAAAATAATATAGGATTTTTTAAATACGAAAATAATTTAACAAACATGACCGAAATACCATACTACCCAATTACAGATTCAATTTTACAAAAAAGTTCACATTTAAAATATGAATTTGAAAACGGAAAACCAAAAATAATAGATGGTAAATTGGTAGTTTTGATTTAATACATATTTATAAAATATATGCCAAATCCAATTACATACGGTGTTAATTTTCCATTTAAAGAATCTCCATATGGATTTTATTTAGATTTATCAGATAATACTGATGAGGAAATTAGAAGTAACTTAATTCATTTATTGTTAACAAGAAAGGGCTCAAGATATTTTTTACCTGATTTTGGAACACGATTATATGAATACATTTTCAATCCTTTAGATGGTTTATCTTTTGGAGATATAGAATCGGATATAAGAGTTGCTTGTGAAACCTACATGCCAAATTTACTTATAACATCAGTAAAAGTATATGCCGCTTCAGATGAGGAATTTGAAACTGTTGTGTTAAGTAATGGTGCGATTGTAAATAATACTTATAATGCCCCTGGACAATCTACAAGAGATTATACTGCTAAAGTAAGAATTGACTACGAAATAAAAAATAACACTTTTGCAAGTACTGATTTCATCATAATTAATATTTAAATAAAATGGCAAATAAAAAAATATCATATACCGTTAGAGATTTTGAGGCAATAAGAACCGAGCTGATAAATTTTACAAAAACATATTATCCAACAGTCGTTCAAAATTTTAATGACGCTTCAATATTTTCAGTATTCATGGATTTAAATGCCGCGGTAACTGATAACCTACATTATAATATTGATAGAAGTATTCAGGAAACAGTTTTACAATATGCCCAACAAAGGTCATCAATTTATAATATTGCAAAAACTTACGGTTTAAAAATTCCAAATGTTAGACCTTCAGTTGCTTTAGTCGACATAAGTATAACTGTACCTGTTTTAGGAGACCAAGAAGATTTGAGATACTGCGGATTTTTAAGAAGAGGGGCTCAATTTATAGGAGGAGGACAAGTTTTTGAAACTGTTGATGATGTTGATTTTTCATCACCTTTTAATTCGTCAGGATTTCCAAATAGATTAAAAATTCCAAATTTTGATAATAATAATAATCTTATAAACTATACAATCACTAAAAGAGAAACAGTAGTTAATGGAACAACAAAAGTTTTTAGAAGAACCATAAATTCCCAAGATGCGGTTCCATTTTTGGAAGTATTTTTACCAGAACAAAATGTCCTATCAATTACAAGTGTTATTTTAAAAGATGGTACAAATTATAATGGTACACCATCCTATGAAGATTTTTTAAGTCCTGCAAATCGCTGGTATGAAGTTCCATCATTGGCGGAACAAAGAGTTTTTTTGGAAGACCCAACTAAATTATCTGATAGACCTGGAGTTAAAGTTGGAAAATATATAACAACTAATACTCGTTTTGTTTCTGAATACACACCTTTAGGTTTCTGTAAATTAACTTTTGGAGGAGGTAATAATTCATCAGATGATTTATTAAGAGATTTTGCAAAATTTGGAACACCATTAGATTTATCAAGGTATCAAAATAATTTTGGATTAGGCTCAACTCTTAAATCAAACTCAACACTTTTTATTCAATATAGAATAGGCGGTGGGTCTGGAAGTAATTTAGGGGTTAATGTGATAAACCAAGTTGGTACTGTAACATTTTTTGTCAATGGACCTAGTCAAATTATTAATTCTAATGTAATACAATCATTATCAGTAAATAATATAACCGCAGCAATTGGAGGTTCTGACGCTCCAAGTATTGAAGAAGTTAGGAATTACGTGTCATTTAACTTTGCCGCTCAACAAAGGGCTGTTACTATTAATGATTACCAATCTTTGATTAATACA